CGCAACGCCAAAACTGGCGCCACCTGGAAGGTTTCTCGCGATTACCTGAAAGAAACCTTCTGGTTCGAGCCTCAGGGCAACCTGCGCCACATTCGCAAAGCATTTGAGGCACGCGACCTGCTGCCGAACCTGGTGCCAGCCGGGACGCATTAACTCGCGCATATCAGCGCACGAATTTAACTGAGCTATCAGGCGGCTTACATCGCGCCGGGATTCTTACAACCTTTTGGAGGGTTAAACCATGCAACCATTACCACGCTTAACCGCCGATCGCCTAGCCGTTCTGCCGGCCGGTACCCGCCTGAAAATGGGCGGACACATCGTGAAGTTTGTCGGTCTCGGGTCATTTACAAACGCAGCTGGCGTCACTCAGTCCATGGTCGATTATGTCGACTCCCGCGGCGTCCAGGGCAGCTTTGAGGAAAAGATTTTCCTCTCCACAGCCACCGAACACCTGAATGCGGTTCAGTGCGAACACTGCTTCGCTCTGCGCCATCCGAAGGACTGCGTTGTCCGCTCCATCACCAACTATATGACCACCCGGCAAGCGCATTTCTGCGACGACAGAGGGTGCGCTGAGAAATATTTCATCAAACACCCGGGGCGCCAGAAAGCTGGCCGGAGAACGAAATGGTAAGCCAGACCGCAATGCTGGCGCTGGCCATGGTGATTATCGCCTATGACCTGCAGCCGGAAGACCTCGAACGGGCCGCCAACCAGCTGGCCGAATATGACGCAGTAACCGACGCAAACACGGAGATGAAAAATGTTGCGCGTGATTGATACCGAAACAACCAACTTTGAAGGCGGCATCGTTGAAATTGCAAGCGTAGACATCGTTAACGGTGTCATCTGCAACCCGATGAGCGACCTGGTTCGCCCACCTGAAGAAATTGGCTTCGCGGCAATGGCTATCCACCACATCACCGAAGACATGGTGGCTGATGCTCCACTGATTTCTGACGTGATCGGCCGTTATCTTGGCGCCGATGTTTACGTGGCGCACAACGCTGCCTTCGACAAAGGCAAGTTGCCGCAGATAGACGCTCCCTGGATCTGCACGTTGAAGTTGGCCCGCAAGCTCTATCCGGAACTGGAAAGTCACGGTAACCAGTATCTGCGCTACTGCCTTGGCCTGAAACCTGATGTGCCAGAAGGGTTGTATGCGCACCGCGCGCTGTACGACTGCTACGTCACCGCAGAGCTGTTGATGTACATGGGCCGGGAAGCTCAATGGACGATCCGCGAAATGCGTGAAATATCGGCAAGCCCGTCCCTGCTTTACCGGCTCCGCTTCGGCAAGCACAAGGGAAAAACCTTCGCGGAAGTTTCTTCAGAAGATAAGGGATATCTCCGCTGGCTACTCGGTACCGATCTGGACGAAGACATGGAATTCACCGTTAAGCACTGGTTGAAAGGAGCCTGATATGGGAACGCCTGTCCTCATCCTGGGCGACAGCGGCGCCGGTAAGTCATACAGCCTGCGCAATTTCACGCCTGACGAAGTGATCCTGCTGCAATGCATTCCAAAGATGCTCCCGTTCCGCGCTACCGGATGGAAGCTGAACGGGAAAGAGTTACCGGATGGCTCTGTGCAGCGCGGAAACATCATCCGCTTTGATGCCTGGGATGCGGTGCTGGACTCCATTAACCGCATGGTTCTGTCGAAGAATCGCCGCGTTCTGGTTATCGACGATTTTCAGGTCGTTATGCAGCACGAAAATATGATGCGGGCATACCAGACCGGGTATCAGAAATTTACCGAAATGGCCGATCACGTGTGGCAAATCATCATGGCGGCAACCCGTTTGCCTGATGACTTCCGGGTTTACTTCCTTGCTCACACCGAAGAGTCGGACGGGAAAATCAGGATGAAAACCACCGGCAAGATGTTGAACGAAAAGCTTACGCCTGAGGGCTACTTCTCCATCGTTCTCAGGGCCATCAAGAAAGATGGGAAGCATGTTTTTTTGATTAAGGGTGACGACAACGACACCGCCAAAGCGCCGCCGGACCTGTTCCCGGGGCTAACCGAAATGGATAACGACCTGAAAGCCGTTGACGTCGCTATCACCGAATTTATGACCGAATTATAAGGATCACCACCATGAACCAACCAATGTCTTTTGTATGGAACACCGAAGCAGCATCCATGGCTAAAAAGGCCGGAAGCACCGGCGGCATCAGCGAAACTGGTGCTTATGAGGGGATCATAGCCTCAGCCATTTATACCTTCGGTAAAGATGGCAGCCAGTCCCAGGCTCTTGAATTAAGTCTGGACAGTAACGGTGCTAAAGCTAACTACCTGCGCATTAACTACATCGGCAAAGATGGCCAGCAAACTTTCGGCATGGGCTTGATTTCGGCCATCCTCTGGGCTGCTCAAGTAAAGAACGCTCAACCAGAACAGATCCAGACCACGGAAGGCACAGAGTGGCATTGCCCTGCGCTGGAAGGGAAAAAGGTCGGTCTCTTCCTGCAGAAAGTCCTCTACACCAAAGGTGACGGATCCGACGGCTATAAATTTGAAGTCCGCCATGTGTTTCAGCCTGGCACTCGCCGAACTTATGCGGAGTACAGCGAGAATGAGCCGGCGACAGCGATCAGCGCTCTCGAACAGTCGATGAAAGATAAAGACGATCGCACCCCAGGTAATGCCCAGTTTTCAGGTGGCGCACGCCAGCCTGCAGGTGCAAACCCTTACGCGCAAAACCACAATGCTGTCCCTCAGTCTCGTCTGCAGCAGGCGGCCAGCCAGCATGCGCAGAACATTCAGAACCCGCCAGATTTTGACGACGACATCCCGTTTGCGCCGATCGGACTGCCGTTCCCGTCGCATGCCATTTACGCACTATAACAGCAGGTCAAATCGATATGAGGGTTGGCGCAATGAGCTTTCCCTCCTTGAAATACTGGACATAAGAAGAGGTGCGCAATGAGCAAACGATACTCCCTGATTTATGCCGATCCGCCCTGGTCATACGGGAACACGATCAGCAACGGAGCGGCAGCCGACCACTACACCACCATGAGCTTGCTCGATTTGAAGCGGCTCCCGGTATGGGAGCTCGCCGCGGATAACGCCGTATTGGCGATGTGGTACACCGGCACCCACAACCAGGAGGCGATCGAGCTGGCCGAGGCCTGGGGCTTTACGGTGCGCACGATGAAGGGATTCACCTGGGTGAAGTTGAATCAGCTGGCCGAACTGCGCATTACCAAGGCTCTGGCAGAGGGCGATGTGACCAACTTTTACGACTTCTTCGACCTGCTGAATGCCGAGACGCGCATGAACGGTGGCAACCATACCCGCGCCAATACCGAAGACGTGCTGATCGCCACCCGCGGCGCCGGGCTGGAGCGCAAGCACGCCGGCATTAAGCAGGTGGTCTACAGCCCACTCGGCGCGCACAGCGAGAAACCGTGGGAAGTTCGCCACCGCCTGGAGCTGCTCTATGGCGACGTGCCTCGGATTGAGTTGTTCAGTCGCAGCGCTGCGCCAGGCTGGAGCCACTGGGGAAACCAGTGCGCCACCGCTTCCGTTGAGCTGATCCCCGGTTGTGCCATCGACGTAGTGAAGACGGTGGCAGCATGACGCCAGAAATAGAAAACGTTATGCGCAATCAGGGGCGCCAATGCGTTGATGAAATCCGCCGCGCCCTGAAGGCCAAGCCAAAACCGAAATGGAATGAGGTGGTGCCGCCGATCCTCAAAAAGCACCACGAAAAAATAAAGCCAATGGGCATCAGCCTTACGGCATTCGTCAGCAGCATTGGCCGCATGAATGGGCGGTATGGAGTGGAATCATGAAGCTGAAAATGTATACCCCGTCCGGGTCTGTGATCGTCGAAACCAACGACGTCGCGCAGTTTTACCCGGACGCTGAAAGCGGCGGAGAGCTGACCACAATCGAACTGGTTTCGCCAACCGGAGACCATGGGAAGGTGGCAGTAAAACATAGCTTCCACCAGGTGACTAGCGCTCTTGCCACGGCCTGGAAAATGGATGAAGACAAGGCAGGTGCAGCATGAAAGAACGCGGAATGATTTTTAACGGGGAAATGGTGCGGGCCATTCTCGACGGTCGGAAGACGCAGACCCGGCGGATTGTTAAAGGGGCTGACGGCGCCGTGAAGTTCTGCAAGGAATGGGACATCAACGGAGAAGAAATGTTCGTTGTGCTCGGAGAAAAAGACCACACAGGAATGAACCCTGTTTTGGGTGCTATCTCATGCCCGTTCGGTGCAGTCGGCGATCGGCTAATCCCAGCAATGCCAATTCCTTCGCTGGGGAAAAGGTACTGTGCTGATGTGTCAGGATGCATCTGGTCAAAGGCTAAATCTGGTGGGGAATGGCGAAAATTAAATGGATCTGCAAATGGCAAGGGCTACCTTACCATCACTCCTGCTGTAGACGGTAAATATAAGACCCGATTGGTACATGAGTTGGTGGCAGAGGCGTTTTATGGCAAGAGACCTTCGGGATCGCAAATTAGACATCTTGACGGAAACCAAAAAAATAATTCTCCAGAAAATCTTGATTATGGCACTCAAGAGCAAAACTGGTCTGACAGATTAGTAAATGGAGTTTCTCTTGGTGAGGGCCATCATAACGCGAAAATCACCAATAAAATCGCTGGTGAAATTCGCGCATCTTCATTAAGCCAAAGGGCTCTTTCCAAGCAATACGGATTATCTCAGTCAACAATATGGTCAATAAAAAATAATCGAACATGGGTGGAAAATCCGATCCCCCAAAAACCAAACATGCCGCGCTGGGCCAGCCGCATCACGCTGGAAATCACCGATGTGCGGGTTGAGCGTTTGAATGCTATCAGCGAAGAGGATGCGGAGGCGGAAGGCATCAACATGGAGGCGCTTGCTGATTCTCAGGACCGCTACGACTGCATTGCGGACCACAACATGACAGGAAGACCAACGGCAACAGGCGCATTTAAGTACCTTTGGGAATCCATTTATGGTGCCGAAAACTGGCAAGCCAATCCATGGGTTTGGGTTATCGAGTTCAAACGTGTTGAAGGCGGTGCAGCATGAGCGCGGAAATTATCGATCAGGCCAACGAGCTGGCAGAGCGCCGGCTTGAAATGACCATTCAGAACATGCGCATCAACCATAACGCGGTATCGGCCACTCACTGTGTGGATTGCGGGGACCCTATACCGGCACGGCGCCGGGAACTGGTGGCGGGCTGTCAGCGCTGTGCTGATTGCCAGGAGGAAGAGGAATTGCGCGGTAAGCATCGGAGGGCGTGATGTTCAAACTGATACAGCGCGGCCAGGTTTACGCCGACAGCCACAGATGGCCGGTGCTGATTCATAGCTGTGATGACAAGACGGTTCGTTACTGGCGCCAGGGTCGGATCAACACGGCAAGCATCAACCGATTTAATAGCGATTTCGAGCCGCTCACTCGCGAAGAAGCGCACCAGATACGCGCCGAACTGGAGCAGAGCGAGCACATTAAGAAGCTGCGCGCCCAACGTGCAGCCTGATTCAGGAGGTTATATGAGCGACGTAATTCAACTGGTGCCTAACAAGTGGGTCACAGAAAAGAAACTCACAGAAATTACCGGTCTTCGTTCTGGAACAATCGAAAGGGCAAGAAAGAACTCCTGGTTCGTGGGTCGGGAATATATGCATGTTTCACCTGATGGCGATCCAAACCCTAACAGCCAGTGCATGTATAACCTGGAAGCGATTAATCAATGGATAGAACGCCAGTCGTCGAAACAGCCAGGTGCTCATTCATGCTGAAAGCGATATTCTTAACATGCTCTTGGGCGCTGGGGAGGAAGAATGGCTAAACCGTCATATCCAACTGGCGTTGAGAACCATGGCGGATCGCTTCGCATATGGTTCATTTATCAGGGTGTCAGGGTTAGGGAAAACCTTGGCGTTCCTGACACACCAAAAAACAGAAAGACGGCTGGCGAGCTAAGAAGCTCAGTATGTTTCGCAATCAAAATGGGAAACTTCAACTATGCCAGCCAGTTTCCTGAGTCTCAAAACTTGAAAAAATTCGGGGTTGAGAAAAAGGAAATAACAGTAAGCGAACTCGCTGAGAAATGGCTTGATCTCAAACGTATTGAGATGAGCAGCAACGGATTTGTGGGTTATGAGTCCATTGTCAAAAACATGGTGCCAAGGATTGGCGGTGACAGGTTCATTTCCTCAGTAAACAGAGAGGATTTGCTGATTATCAGGAAGGAGCTTCTGACCGGGTGGAAAGTACCTAAAAAAGGGCATAAACCATCAAAGGGAAGAACGGTACCCACTGTTAACAACTATATGACCACTATTTCAGGAATGTTCAGTTTTGCTGTAGCGAGTGGG